CAGTGAAAAAACATCACAACCTATATTTGAAGATCCAAGACCTGGAAACATGATGAATCTTTTACCTTTAAAAGATCGTACTAAATTATCTTATGCAAACCATCAAATATATTATAAAGCTAGGCCAGGCACAATGATGTTTTTTCCATCATATATGCCGCATTTATATTCTGTAGACTTAGGATACGAACCGTTTAGATTTATACATTGGAATTGTCAAGCAGTTCCGAAAGGAGTAGTTAAAAATGTTTAAAACTGAAAAGATACTTTCTAATGAAACGATTTATATAAAAGTAAAACTTAACTCTAATATATTAAAAAGATTAAATACATACATAAAAAATAAAAATATAAATGTTAATAATAAACTTGCTGGTAATATAAAAGGATCTTACAGTATAGAAGATAAAGATAATTATTTTTTCAACAATGTTATTTTATATCTCATAAATAAACATACTAAAGACTTTCCTTATTCAGTGCCGTATACTTTGACAGAAAATTGTAAATATGTATTAGATACATTTTGGGTAAATTTTCAAAAAAAACATGAATTTAATCCCATTCATGATCATAGTGGAGTTTGGTCTTTTGTAGTATGGATGCAAATACCATCTAGTTATAAAAAAGAAAAAGAATTACCATTTATAAAACATTCTAATAATCCTTTACCTAATACATTCAATTTTTATACAACTAGTTCTTTGGGTAAAATTCTTAAACATCAATATATGCTAGAACCATCAGACGAAGGAACAATGTTATTTTTTCCTGCTCAACTAAATCATTGTGTTTATCCTTTTTATTTATCTAATAAAGAGAGAATAAGTATTTCAGGAAATGTATCTCTTAACCCTAGAGAAATTATATGAGTTTTAAAAAAAATAAATATACAGTACTAAGAGCAGTTATTAATAAAGAAATTGCAGACTTTGCTTTTGCTTATTTTTTAAACAAAAGAAAAGTTGCAAAATTTTTATTTGAAGAAAAATTTATTTCACCGTTTACAGAATATTGGGGAACATGGAATGATCCTCAAATTCCTAACACTTATTCTCATTATTCAGATTTAGTAATGGAAACTCTAATGTTAAAGTGCCAACCTATTATGGAAAAATATACAAAATTAAAGCTATCTCCTAATTATTCTTATGCAAGAATATATAAAAAAGGAGATGTTCTTTATAGACATAAAGATAGATTTTCTTGTGAAATATCCACTACTTTAAATCTTGGGGGAGATCCTTGGCCTATATATTTAGATCCAACTGGTAAAGAAGGGAGAGCTGGAATTAAAGTAGATTTAGAACCAGGTGATATGCTTATATATTCTGGTTGTGATTTAGAACATTGGAGAGAAGAATTTAGAGGAGAGACTTGTGCTCAAGCATTTTTGCACTATAATAAAAAGGGATCTAAAATGGCTAAAGCTAATGAATTTGATACACGTCCATTTTTAGGGCTCCCTGCCTATTTCAAGAAAAAATAATACTTTAAACAACACAGCTTTACGCCTTATAAGAAATAATATATAGTAAAAACATAAAAAGCTTATATAATAGAGGTTTATGTTACAAAAATTAAAATTTCAACCAGGATTCAATAAACAAGTTACAGCTACTGGTGGTGAAGGCCAATGGGTTAGTGGTGATTATGTAAGATTTAGATATGGCTCACCAGAAAAAATAGGCGGTTGGGCTCAGTTAGGAGATACTACTCTTACTGGAAGAAATACAGCGCTACACCATTTTGTTAATGCAAGTGGTATTAAGTATGCAGCGCTTGGTACAAACAGATTTTTATATGTATATTCTGGAGGAGCATTTTATGACATTACTCCTATTAAAGCTACAACAACATTAACTAATGCTTTTACAACAACAAATGGTGATGCAACAGTTACAATAACTTTTGCATCTGATCACAATATTACGAAATATGACATTGTTCGTTTGGATAATTTTACAGCTATTACGGATTCTGATTTTAGTTCTGGTGATTTTGACGATACTAATTTCATGGTCACAACGGTTCCAACTTCAACAACACTTACTATTGAAATGGGATCAGCTGAATCTGGATCAGGAGCAAGTACTTCTGGTGGAATAAGAGTTCAACATTTTTATTCAATTGGACCAGCAACTGAGGCATCAGCAGCTGGTTGGGGACTAGGTTTATGGGGTGGTACTGTAGCTGGAGAAGTTTTTGATACTTTAGATGGTGCCTTAACGGATGCTTCAAGTAGTATTGTTTTAGATGATTCTACTGCTTTTCCTGCTTCTGGAACAGTTTTAATAAATGATGAGCGTATTGCTTATACAACAAACACTACTGGTACTGGAACTTTATCAGGACTAACTAGAGGATCAGATAACAC